ACATGTATCGTATGCAGGAAGATAACATCCATCCAGAAATGTTAGACGGAGACGGTCAATGGATCAACGAAGAATTATTATCGGTTCGCTTTGTAGATGAAGAGGAATCTGATGATGAATAAATATACTTATGACATTAATTAGGTTATGCAATTATTACTGAATGAAGTGCTGCAAAAAATAAGCAACGCTAAAACAAAATCACAAAAAATTAAACTTTTACAGGAATATAATACTCCAGCACTCAGGCAAATTTTAATTGCCAACTTTGATGAGAGCATTATTTCTATGCTTCCACCAGGTGAAGTCCCATATGAAAAAAATGAAGCACCAGAAGATACAGAACACACGAAACTAGTTCATGAGTATCGTAAACTTTATCTCTTCTTTAAAGGTGGAGCGAACGTATCTCAAAATCGTCGTGAAACCTTATTCATTCAACTCCTTGAAGGTCTCCATCAAGGAGAAGCAGAGGTGTTATGTCTAATGAAAGATAGGCAGATTGGAAAGCGTTGGAAGATCACCAAGCAATGTGTTGAAGAAGCATTCCCACAAATTCAGTGGGGTAATCGTTCTTGAATTTACTTCATGAAAACTGTGATCCTGAATTAGCAAAGGATACATCATTGCCTTGCACTGCTTATATTATTGAGTATAATACTGAAGGTGGTGTTCAATACGACATTGCTATATCTGCTAAACAAGTAGAAATATTTGACCACTATTGGGACAAGTATCATAATGTGATTAGTATGAAACAAACAGAAGGTAGATCTAATCCTAAACTCTGGCAAAATCCTAATAAAAAAAGTAAATAGTATATTACAAGTTGACAGTGTATATATAGTATGGTAGACTACTACCATCGTTCATCCCACTAGGGACGCAAGTAAGTCGCGGAACGGAGTCGTTCATCCCATGTTATTAGAAGTATTATTCTATTCATCACTCACCTGCCAACAAGCTGATACAATCATGCTTAAGATGAAAGCAAATGAGAATATCTCAAATGCTTTTAAGGTAGAGTTGATAGAGACCGTAAAGGAATCTGTCCCTGAGTGTTTCTGGGACGCACACGACTGAAGGAACGGGGATTAAAAACCCTAACTTCAGGAGACTGACAATGAACACACTAAACATCATCAGAAAGCAGATCAACAAAGCATCTGCTCTTCACGACGCACAGATTGCTATGACCACCTATCGTGGTGTTGGGTATACTACACGTTGTGTTGAATCAAAGGAAACCCATGGCACATTCTGCTATCGTGGTAAACTTTACACTAAGTGAAACTTACTTTTCTTGAGAGGGTTTAGACCCTCTTTTTTTGTGCATATTTATTTTTGAGCATATTTACGGATGCTAAAATGTTATGAAACCCTTATAATTAGTTATAGAAATGAGGACTAGTGATGTAAAAACAACTCTTCGTTATGATGTAGTTTTATTCTATACTAAGGAGGTGTATCATGCATAATCTAATTTCTTTCAATCAACTACATGAGTGGAGAAATTTTGAATCATCCGTAAAACAATCACAAGAGGAACTGGAAACAATTAATGAATACTATGAATGCTTAATTGAATGTAGAGAAGGTCAATCATTGTGTAAACGTATTTGTAGGAGAATCTTAGCATAACATCATCACGGGGGGTTGCGACCCTCCTTTTTTTGTGCTATAATACTTGAGTAAACGATAAAACATCATGGCTAAAGGTCCAACCACAAACGTTTCCAATGCTAAACTGGATCACTTGCTAAAACTAGCAGACACATACTGCATCAAAGCAGAGAATGGCGAGTGGGACGTTGAACCAGGAACTTACAAAGCAATTAAGAAAGCAGTAGATCATGTCAAGATGGAGCAGTTTAAACAGGCTCGTCAGAGACGGCGAACGATGAACATTGACTACATTGCTGATGAAGAACGGCGGCAGACAATCGCTAAGTCAAATACACAAGCAGTAGATTAAATTCAAAAGTGGGGGGTTGCGACCCTCCTTTTTTTGTGCTATAATAATTAAACCTTACCATAAATATATGGATAGAGAACGACTAAAACTCATCGTCAGGAATCTTAAGTCTTTAACAGATGCGTTAGAGAGTGAAGTTTATTCTAACGTAGAACTTTATGTTCATCCTTGGGACGAACATGTAAACAAAACAAAACCAAGAGTATTAACTTCAGAGGATGATGATGACGGATATCCAGACTGATTGGCGCTATAGTGATGAACGTATGATTCTTCGTGCAGATGTGTTCATTAAACTGAAGCATTATTTGAAATTAAAAACAGGAAAGCATCTGTATGAATTCTGTCACCATTGGGTATCTCAGGGCAATCAATCAACGGAGGGTGCTGAAGAAGCATTTCTTCAATACTTAAAGGAGGTAACCCATTGAGGTTTAAAGACACAATTAAAGTAGCAAAGAAAGCAATTAAGCTTGCGGATAAGAATCCGATGATGTATACTGATGAAGAGATCCATTACATGCGACTGCAGTTACGTGCTGCGAAGGCAGGTCTCAAGAAAAAACGTGAAATGATGAGCAAAGGATTCAAGAATGAAGCAACAACATGGGTCAGTCCGTCTAGTTTCTATCACCCCAGAAGCAGAGAAGATGATGGGGTACGTAGCGAGAGTATCGAACCCGAACAACCAGGACAATCCGAAAGTATCGGGACTCCTTAGTTATTGTATCAAGCACAATCACTGGTCTGTATTTGAACAAGCGTTCATGACGCTAGAGATTGAAACTAATCGCGGAATCGCAGCTCAGATTCTGAGGCATAGATCTTTTACATTTCAGGAGTTTTCTCAACGGTATGCTGATAGTTCTATGTTGACTGATAAGATTCCTCTGCCTGAGTTGCGTCGTCAAGATACAAAGAACAGGCAGAATAGTATTGATGACATTGATGGTTTCACTCGTCAGAGATTTGAGATTGCAATGCAAAACTATTTTGCTGAAGGTATGGATCTTTATCGTGAGATGCTTGCTCAAAATATTGCAAAGGAATGTGCTAGATTTGTGCTTCCTTTGGCAATACCAACAAAAATCTACATGAGCGGTTCAGTTCGTTCGTGGATGCATTATATCGATCTGCGTTCTGCTCATGGAACACAGAAAGAACACATGGATATCGCTCAACAATGTCGTGATGTATTTGTAAAAGAATTACCTATTTGTGCTGAAGCACTGGAGTGGACATGAAACTATTAACGTTAGAAGATTATGAATTAGCAGGTCAAACATTTTGGCCTAAGTATTGGTACGTTGCCAAAGAACTTGGTGAGGATGCCAAACCTGAGCAAGTCATTAAAGTTATGGAAGCAATTGGTGGTGTCGCACTGAAGCTAGCACTAGAAGAAAAGGGAGCAGGTCCATTTGGATTTAATAAATTAAAGGAGGGTTCGGATGGCGACGTATCCAGTGATTAATAAAGAAACTGGTGAACAGAAAGAAGTAATACTTAGTGTTCACGAGTGGAGTCAGTGGAAAGATGACAATCCAAAATGGGATAGAGATTGGAGTGATCCATCCACATGTCCTGGATCTGGTGAGGTTGGTGAATGGAGAGACAAGATGAGTAGAACACATCCTGGTTTTCATGATATAATGAAGAATAAGATTGCTCCTAAAGCACCAAGAAATAGAACCATCACACAAAAGTATAACTGACATGCCAGCTAGAAAGAAGACTACTAAAGCACCAGGACAAGGTATGAATGCGAAGCAAAAGAAGCGTCGTAAACCTATTGATGAGGCATACATGATTCCTGTTGAACCTCTTACTCATAATCAACAGGTTATGTTTGATGAGTGGGACAAAGGTAAGATGGTCTATGCCTATGGTGTCGCAGGCACAGGTAAAACATATGTTGCTCTTTATAAAGCACTCAAGGATGTACTCAATGAGTATACACCTTTTGAAAAGATCTATATTGTCCGCTCTCTTGTCGCTACTAGGGAGATTGGTTTCCTCCCTGGAGACCATGAGGATAAGTCTTCTCTCTATCAGATACCATATAAGAACATGGTTCAATCCATGTTTGAGATGCCTGATGATGCATCATATGAAATGCTCTATGATAACCTGAAGGCACAGGAAACTATCTCCTTCTGGTCTACTAGTTTCATACGTGGCACTACACTAGACAATGCTATCGTTATCATTGATGAGTGTCAGAACCTAAACTTCCATGAACTAGATTCAATCATCACTCGTGTGGGACAAGACAGTAAGATCATTTTCTGTGGAGACGCAGCACAAACTGATCTTCAAAAGATCTCTGAACGTTCAGGTATCCTAGACTTCCAACGTATCCTACAGAACATGGATGAGTTCGCACTGGTTGAGATTGGTGTGGATGATATCGTTCGCTCTGGTCTTGTCAAATCTTACATCATTAATAAAATTAATCTAGGTCTATGAAACTGTTCAATCATGTGGGACTAGATCCTATTGAAATGTCTGCTGAAATGGTGGAGGGTAAGCGTGTTTATCTTACACCAACAGGACATCACTATCCATCTGTCACCACTGTGATTGGCAACAACGCAGCAAAGAAAGCAGGCATTGCTAAGTGGCGAGCTCGTGTTGGCGAGAAGGCAGCAAATGCTAAGACAACCCGTGCTACTGGTCGTGGCACAAAGTATCACTCTATTGCTGAAGACTACTTTAATAATAATCTAGACCTGAAGAAGTATAAATCGCACCCACTTCCTGTATTAATGTTCCATCATAGTCGCCCTACTTTGGACCGTATAAATAATATTTACTTACAGGAAGCGGCGCTCTACTCTAAACATTTGGAGATTGCAGGGCGAGTAGATTGTATCGCTGAGTTTGACGGTGTGTTGTCTATCATTGACTTCAAGACTGCTGCTGAACCAAAGCGTGAGAAATATCTTTACGATTACTTCGTTCAAGAAACTGCATATGCATGTATGCTACAAGAAAATTACGGGTTAAGTGTCAAACAACTCGTTACTATTGTTGCTTGTGAAAACGGAGAGACTCAAGTTAAGAAGCTTCCACCCAAGAAAGAATTCTTTATGAAACTAATGAGTTATATCTCGGAGTATCAAGAACAATATGGACAAGAAACAATTATTAGAGGATAAGTTTATGACTGCTGCGAGATTTTCGCAGGAGGTGGAGAAGATTGCTTTACACAATCCCGATATGAATTATATTGATTCGGTTATCCACTATTGTGAAATGAATGAGATTGAAATAGATAGCATTAATAAGTTGATTAGCAAACCATTGAAGGAGAAACTCCGTCATGATGCACAACAACTTAATTTTATGAAAAAAACTAGTCGTGCCAAATTAACATTAGTATGAGTTTCTTTAAATCTGACATCATCAGAGGAGATATCCAAGAGATGATGGAACTCCAGCAGTTTTGTTTTAGATCTGCTATGAACTTTGCTCTTCTCAATGAAGAACGTAAACTAGAATACTTTGATACTCTAACAACTCTTATTGAAAAGCAAAAGATCTTTCATGCTCGCATCAAGTTGAGTGACGATCCTGAAGCTGTCTCTGTCCTTGAGACAATGAAGCAAGGGGTTGTTATGCTAGGTGCTACACCTGACACACCCATTGAGCAGATGTTTGACGAGTTGACCGAGAGAGTCCAAGCAATGAAGGATAAACTCCAGAGTGGCACAGAGGGTTGACGCCCGACTCTGTGCCTGTTATAATGACTAAGTGATAGGGCATCACACAAACCAAATCCAATTTAATCCAAAAAAATCTATGTCTTTTTCAGACCTTAAGCGTAAATCCCAGACCAATTTTGACTTCCTACAAAAGGAATTAGAGAAATCATCCAGCGGTAAGAACGTTGATGAACGTTTCTGGAAACCAGAGGTTGACGCTTCTGGAAATGGATACGCTGTTATCCGTTTCCTCCCTGCCCCTGATGGAGAGACACTCCCATGGGCAAAACTATACTCCCACGCCTTCCAAGGTATTGGTGGTTGGTATATTGAAAACTCTTTGACTACACTCAACGAAAACGATCCTGTTGGTGAAGTAAACCGCCGTCTCTGGAACAGCGGTAGTGATGAAGACAAAGAGACTGCTCGTAAGCAGAAGCGTAAGCTCTCTTACTACAGCAACATTTATGTTGTGACAGATCCTAAGCACCCTGAGAACGAAGGCAAAGTCTTCCTCTATAGATATGGCAAGAAGATCCACGACAAGATCCTCGCTGCTATGCAACCTGAGTTCCAAGATGAAGAGAAAGTAAACGTCTTTGATCTGTGGGAAGGTGCTAACTTCAAACTGAAGATCAAGAAGGTCGCAGGATACTGGAACTACGATAGTTCTGAGTTTGATAATGTCTCTGCTCTCAGTGCTGATGATGACGTGCTGGAAGCAATCTGGAAGAGTGAGCATTCCCTTGAAGCATTCACTAGCAAGGATCAGTTCAAATCATATGCTGACCTTGAGAAGCGTCTGAATATGGTGCTTGGTATCACTCAACGCACTGCTGTTCCTACAGTAGACAGCGAAGAGTATGAACCAGTCGCTGCTACTGGTGGGTTCAATGATCCTGACATCACCCCTCAGTCATCGTTCCGTCAGACTACGACCTCACCGTTTGTAAATAATACTCCCTCTCCCGTCAAGGAAGAGGCAATCGTTGAGGATGACGACGCACTGTCATACTTCGCACGTCTTGCTGAAGAGTGATTAAAACTCTCGGTAAAGTTCTAATCCACCCAGTAACTGGATTCAACTTATGTATTGTTGGATTGTTACTGGTGGTTCAGGTCGTTCACACTAAAGCACATCATACTCTAGAGACTGATGTTCATGGTCATGTGCATCGAGCACTCAAAAAAACTCCAGAACTAGCACGGTCTGCCTGCTACGAATTGGATTAGTGAATTCCATAAAACTGGAAAAATTTTTCCAGCATTTTTTTGCCTGAAAAAGTCAACCAGTTTTCTTTAAACGCTGACTGATAAAGTTAGCGTCTTTTTTGTATAAATTTTGTCTTCTGAAATCATTAATAAATGATTCTAGATATGCAGGTTTCAGTAAAAAGATTTCTCTCTTCTTTTCATTCTCATTATTAAACCACTCAGCAACGGTGACGGGACTACAAATCTCGTTGCCGTTTTTTGTTGTGATAGCACCATCAATGTTTAGTTTGTGTGTTGTATTGTAGAATGTCTCATCAACACGTTGACCTTTTCTATATGGTCCAATCTCATCTGTTTCGTAGTGATGTATAGTTCCATACGGATCATCGTATTCTTTTTCTAGAACTTTATACATCTCATAGTTTGTCATTGGCCAATCATATTTGACGTTGACTATATTATTTGTTAAAACAATAATCCAATCATAGAATGGATCTCCGTATGCTTTATCTGCTAAAGTATCCGGACGTTCGCCATCTTCAATTGAATACTTCTTAAAAATGATAGCATAAGAAAATACGTCATCGTTAATTCTGTATCTACGAAAGAAATTCTTAGCAGTTACAAAATCCGAATTTGAAAATGGATAACTAATTGGTTTCTCATCGTATGAGATGTTTGGAACAATTGAAAAATACATTTTATCTTACTGAGTTGTCTGAGATTTCATCTGCGAATACAAGTTTTGTTTCTTGGAAACCTATTGATAATTCAATAGCAACTGGTTGACCTGGGTTTTTACTATCGTCATATGTAGCGTAAGCTCCATCAGGTGTGTAGTTTACATCAACATTAGTAATAGCACACATTTTATATCTAGGAAGAGCTTGGTGTTCCTTTGGTCCTCTCATGAAAGAAACTTGACATAAATTTGGAACCGCTATGAAATCATTAGCGGTTCCTCTATTTTCAAATCCAAAAACTTTTCCTGGATTTCTGCCAGGAAGTGTACACATTTTAAATATTTTACATATTTCATCGAATTGAGGATGTAATAATGGTTCGCCCATTCCCATTAATTTAGCTTCGTTAATAGGGTGATGTTTAATAGAATCTAATAATGAACGCCATTTACTTATCGGCATATGTTGAAGATGACCTATGACTTCTTCTCTATTACAAAAACTGCACT